GCCTAAATTCTGTCCATCATAATTATGATAGTAGGTTGTAGGCTATAGGTTATAGATGATGACAGTAGTATGTAGGTTATAGGTTATAGATTAAGTGTCCCAAGTTGGGACTTACATGTCCCATTTGACATTTGTTTTGTATGTGGTATAGTGTAAGCATACTGAATAAAGGTATTGATTTCAACGAGTTAGATGTCCCAAGTTGGGACAGAAAGGATAGACATGACGATTACTAAAGGCGAGAATGCTTACCTCAAATTAGCCTTTGAGAATGGGAAGCCAACCCCTGCTAGGTACACGAAAACCCTTAGATCATCTTGGGACTTCACACCTAACGCAGAACGTAAGCAGACCATAGATATGTACCCTATCATGATTAGTGGTGCATTGGGTAGTGATAATGCCATGCATGATTACCTTATGGCTAAACGTGATGAGCATAGACGAAGTGTGTTAGCTAAAGCTAGGGCATTTATTAAAGAGCAACGAGCAAAGCAAATGTCCCAAGTTGGGACTCCAACAACTGAGGAGAAGTAAATGAAAATTAAAGATAAATATAGACTGCTAGACAGTATCTTAATGTCTTGGTGGGATAGTCTACCAAAAGAGATGCAAAAAGAGTTAAGAGAATTTTATAATAAAACTAATGATTGATGGGGAGAGAACTAATGTTAGAAAAATTAGGTGGAATAACTTTATTAATCGTATCTGTAATCGTTGTAATTATCATGGGTAATGATATGTTATACAACGTAGGACTGATACCAATCGCTATATATACAGTGGGTGTACTCGGATTAGGTGGTGCAGTATATACATTATTGAGAATATGATGTCCCATTTGACACCTCTTATATCCTATGGTAGGGTGTAAGCAAGATAAACATTAACATTTAACAAAGGAGATTTCTATATGTTTATTATCAATTTTAACGATATCGCAAAAGGTCAAGTTATAGAGGGTGGCTTCACACCTATACGAATCCTTTTAACTTTAACTTATCTTAAACTTAAAGGGTACAAGCCTTTTAGATATCAAGGCGATAAGAATAGAATCAAAGTCAAGGGTTGGTTTGTTAGCAAGGGTAATGGTGGCAAGTCAGGTGAGCCTTTAATCAGATTCAACTTTGGTTCTAAGTTCTCATCATTCCATGCTTATGATAGACGTGGTAAGCCTAGAGTTACGCAGAATTGGTATGTTGCTTTCAAGTCTAGACTAGCACAGAAGTTGGTAGCATAACCAAAAGTCCCAAGTTGGGACACACAACGAGAGGAGAAGCTAGGCATCTTGTAAAACTGCCTACTTAAATTTTAACTATTACTTATGGAGTTACATATGTTACAAGATATACACGTATCAAAGATGACAGGCAAACTTGAGTCTTTGACTGCTATTAGCGACAATACAGTTACCAATGGCTTCTGCTACGACAGATACATCAAAGCCAAAGCTAAAAATGACAAGGCAGGTAAAGTCGTTGACATCTGTGGTGTTTGCTATAGTCACGTCATGCTTGGTTCTTATCGCAAGAATATGCAACCTGCATTATCTCGCAATGAGCATTTAGCAGAACGATTGCTTGAACGCAGTAATATACCTACGTATCTTGTGGCATACAAAAGACTTGATGCACATGGCGAATTACGTACTGAGACTGTGGACTCAAAGGGCAAAGTTATCAAGAGATATAATAAGTTTACACACATAGAGAACTATTGTCGTATTGCAGAACACAACCCACATTGCATATTCGCCTTGTGGACTAAACGTACAGATATTATTAAACCATTTTTTGACTCAAGAGATAAACCTAAAAACCTTATTATTATTTACAGTAATCCAAAAGTAGGTACGATCTTGAGCAAACCACCCAAGCACTTTGACAAGACATTCAATAATGTGTTAGAAGATGAGTATGTTGACGATCAGAATTGTACAGGTCAAAAGTGTAAGGATTGTCTGTTGTGCTATCAACATGGCACGACAGACACTATCGTTGAGAAAGTAAAGAAGTATTAACATTAACAATGTCCCAAGTTGGGACAAGGAGTATCAAATGGAAAAGAATAGAGAACTGTTATCATTATTGTTACAAACTAAAAATAGTTTGGAGACTAATCCACAAGTGCCTATACACATAAAGAACAAGTATAACTTGAAAAGACTTAATGAAGCTATAGCTATTGTGGAAGGCACTATAAGATATAAACAAGCATTCTTTACAGAGGAGTAATATTATGGATACAGATTATGCAAATGGTTGGAGATACATAGTTTGGGTAGGTGGTAACGATGATTACTACAAGAGCTACAATGATGCCAAGCGAGATGCAGACGATTGGAAAGCTAGAGGTTATAATGACGTAATTATTGAGGAGATTACAAATGAATAGTCAAGACACATTTCAAAAGATACCTGTTAGGAAAAAGCCTAATACTAAGAATAAAAATATGTGGAAGTTTAACAGGAAGATGCAACGTAAAATTAAACAACAACATCAGGAGAGGTTTTATGCAAAAGGTTAGAGTCTATTGGAACTTACATAGAAACTGTTGGAGCATACAAGATTGCAAGAGTGGTTTAGTAAAAGATCATAAGTCATGGGTTGTTCTTGAAGATGCTAAGTTTGTTGTCCGTAAGGGTGGACAAAAGCGAGTGCGACAAGAGGGCAAGAAGAATGTTCATGCTTTTGCAGTAGGTTATATATCAGAGTCAAGGGAAGAGCCATCACGTATGGTATATCTTGACGATTGGGATAGAGTAAAGTATAACCCCTATACAGATGACTACTTCATGCATCAAGGCATGAGTGATAACCAATACAAACCTAAAGAATGGAATTACATTCCAAGTGATTGGGTAGGTATGATTAACATGGATTCCTCAAATGGTAACCCCAAAGTTTACATTTAACCATGTCCCAAGTTGGGACACAACACAGGAGACGAATATGAAAGAATACTTTTTTAAAATACACATTGAAGGTATGAATGGCTACCTCTACTATTCAGTAGAAGCAGAGTCAGAACAGGAAGCAGTAGACATGGTAGACTTCTTCATGCAATCTGCACCACACATAATAGAAAAAGATAACAACTATGTTCAAGGTAAGGAGTTAGTATAATGAAGATACACAGAGTAGTACAAATGCTAGGAGCAACAACTAGCACAGGTAAATTAGCAAGTGATATGTATGACTTAAACTACAAGACATACTATTCAGAAGCAGAAGATAAGCACATACCTATATCACATATGGACTTTCAACATATGGTCAGGGCATTTGCTAAGTTGTGTGAGCAAGAGGAGATGCTTGACAGGTCAGAGCATATGGGTAGAACTAAAGACTTAGTTGCTAAGATTGAGAGGTTACAAGGTCAAGTAGAAACTTCATCTGCTAAAGTTAAAGACCAAGATAGAGGTAGAGTTATGCGAATCAAGGAGTTAAAAGAAGACTTGAAGAAGACTGATGACATCATTGAAAACAATGACAAGATATATAAGAAGAACTTACAAGAGCAAGAGGATAGGTTGCTTGGACTCACAACTAAGGTTGAGAACCTACAAGGTATGCTCAAGGAGAGAGATGAACTGCTAGAACAAGCAGAAAATCTTGCACATAGAGAAAGTAAACACGTAGAGTATTGGAGAAAGTTATACTATGATAATGCTAATACTAAAGGACACAGATATGTATTCTCTGAGATACCTAATGATGAGTATGGCAAGAAGCTAACAAGAGGTATGAAAGTATATCTTAATAACGAGTCATACACTATGAGAGTACGTGGACAACACATCAAGCCTGAACTCAAGGGTACAGGTGCTACGTATTGGGGTCAATCAATAGATCAGTCTACACATCTACGTGTTTACATAGATGCTATATAAAGTATTCGCCATTTGCTTTGGTGGTGTAATTGTGTTATATATTACATACATCATGGCGATGGCGATAACTAACACGTTTTGTAATTGTTTATAAATATAAGTCCCAAGTTGGGACAAAGGAGATTAAAATGTTACCTAATGATAACGATAGAATATTAATTTTAATTGTGACAGGAATAATTGCATTATTCTTTTCATGCTACATAGGAGTCTAATATGAATGTACTAAGTTTATTTGATGGCATGAGTTGTGGGCAGTTAGCCTTACAACGTGCTAACATACCTGTCCATAGATACTATGCTTGTGAGATTGACAAGTATGCCATGGAGATAACACAAAAGAATTTTCCTAATACAATACAGTTAGGAGATGTTACAAAGTTAAAAGATTGGTATGCTACACGTACCCCATACAACTCTGAACCCATAACCCTACTTCTCGGTGGCTCACCTTGTCAGGGATTTTCTTTTGCAGGAGATCAGTTGGCATTTGATGACCCACGTTCCAAGTTATTCTTTGAGTTTATAAATGTTATGAATGACTTAAAACCTGAGTACGTGCTACTTGAGAATGTTAGAATGAAGAAAGAGTTTGAAGATGTAATCACAGAGCATATGGGATTCCCCCCACAGTTACTTAACTCTAGTGTTAAATCTGCACAGAACAGGTGGAGAAACTATTGGTTTGGTAAAAGAATGAATGACCCATTATGTAGTGGTAAGTATATGCAGATACCAATACCACCTATGGAAGATTTAGGTTTAGTGTTACGAGATATACTACAAGAGGATCATGGAGAACCACCTGTACCAATCAATGAACGTAATGCTAGACATCACAAACACCCATATCAAAAGTCTCTGTGTACTACTGCTACAATGCACAAGGGAGCAGGTAATAATGGTATGACACTTGTTGATAGACTGATACCTGTAGGAGATGCAGAAGAGTATGCACACTACAATTACAGAGCAACAAAGCAAGTGTATCACATGAATGGTAAAGCACCTACACTATTGACTATGCAAGGTGGCAATAGAGAACCAAAGGTAGCTACGTATTCTGCCAAGGGTGGTCGCATTGTTAATCGTAGGCTAGATGCAGAGGGTGTACGTAAAGATTACCAAATGGATTTACCACTAACACCACAAGTAGAGATACGTGATGATGATAAAACTAATTGTCTTACGACTGTACAAAAAGATAATGTTGTGGTAGAAGGTATGACATGGAGAAAGCTAACACCTATTGAGTGTGAGAGATTGCAGACACTACCTGATAATTACACAGAGGGTGTATCAAAGACACAACGATACAAGATGATTGGTAATGGTTGGACAGTAGATGTGATTGCTCATATACTCAAGGGCATACAGTCAGATGAGTGGCATGAAATGTATAACAACAATAAGGAGATGGTATAATGGACATGAATGAATATTACAAACAACTAGAAGGTTTTTCTATAAACAAATATTTAGGAGAGGGAGAAGATGGCTTCCCTAAATTCTTATTGAAAGCACCTAACTATGCACCTGTTACGATTGAAGTATCTGCAGATGAAGAGGGTAACTATGGTGGGTTCTTGTTTATAAGTCCTGATGCAAAGGAGACTTCACAATGAAAATTAAACGTGGATACGATAAATTGTTTCTAGATATAACTGTAGATGTTTTACAAAACATGATTGCAGATTCAGTAAGCAAAGGTAACAAAGAAGATGTTAAACAATTAGATAGAGTTTTAGGTTTAGTTGTTTTAGAAAGGGAAAGCTATGACTAAGAAGAAAGATACAAGGCGAGATGCTTGGAACTTTGATTACTTAGGATTGAAAGCATATGGTACGACTACACCTAGGAAGTATCACGATTGGGTGTACATGGCAGATGACCAAATAAATAAGGTGTTGAAGACAGTTATTGTATTGGTATATGCCTATGGTTTCTTTGTAGCGATAACAGATATATGGGAGAATCTATAATGACTAAGGTAGTATATGATACATGGCAATCTGTAATGAACCATGAACGTAATCCATTGCGACACATACCTGACTTGAACACTAGGCATATGGTTATGCAAGTGTTAGCATGGATGTGGTGCATAGTATTCTCTATGTACTTTAGTAGTATGTGGATGTTTGGTATAACTGCAGTTGCTCACATATTTTTATTAGGTGCTATAGCTATAACTGTAGCTACGTTTGAAACTGCAAAGAGAAAGCCTAAATTCTTTATAAAGAAAGGCTATCACACACCAAGCAGAAGTAGATATATGTATTACAAAGGCAAGAGAATTAAGTATGATGATAACGATATAGGAGGAGAACATGAATGATGTATAAATACTCATTAGGAACTGAAGTTCAAGGAGCAGAGTATATTCAAGGAAACCTTGTTTCAATAGCTGAAGGTAAGATAGTGAAAAGAAAAAGGTGGAGTGGAGAAAATTGGTATACTCTAGATGTAGGAGAAGTTTTTTTAGAAGATGAGATAAAGGAGATATAAAATGTGGCATAGAATAACAGACTTTTTTAATATAGAGTATCACAAGAACTATGGCGAGGGTACAAAGTTTGACCTTGACTATGGTAAGTTGCTAATCATAGCATTATGTGTTTACATAGCAATTAAGGTATCATGAAGATAAAAAGTATTAATCCAATAGCACGACTACTTGCTTATACAAGGAAGAGAAAACAAATCGTACCACCTAAAAAAGGTAAAGGTTCATACAATAGAAAGAACAAACAGAGACGAGTTGACATTTCTAAATAAATCTTATATAAGCAAGTATCACTTAACCAAAGTCCCAAGTTGGGACATATTTTTGAAAGGAGACTAACATGCCATTAGATGCATACATACCACACCTCTTCACATTAGAGGACACTAATCTAGACTTTAAAGTAAAGTATGAGGACACTAAGTTTACAGGTAAAAGATACGTAAGAAACTCTGTAACAGGAGAATACTTGGGTATCGTAGGAGATAAGTTCTCAACTGTAAATCACGTGAACTTCTTCAATGGTATCAAGAAAGTTATACAGGAGAATAGACACCCTGTTGACCTTGATGGTGCAAAAGTAAATATAAAGACAGGAAGAAACAATGCCTTTGTATTCTTAGACATTACGTTACCTAATGTAAAGCATACGATCACAACTGCTAAACACCAAACAGTAATCAATGAGAGAATCATTGCTCTGCATGGCATAGATGGTTTAACATCTAACCAAGTATACTTTGGTGCTATTGATAGCTACTGTTCCAATGGACAAGTTGGTGGAGAGTTTGACCTTATCAAGATGAAGAATACAAGTGGCTTCACTATGGGTAGACTAATAGCAGAAGTTAAGTTAGCTAAGAGTAACTTTGACTTACGTTGTGAGATGATGCAGAAGTGGGCAAACATACCACTCAAAGTAGATGGTAAAGATTTCTTGAGTAAGCTAATCAAGTCAGAGACTATGGCTAAGAAGATGTACGAGTTAGCTTGTCAGGAGATATCTAGACGAGGTAAGAATGTTTATGCTCTGTACTCTGCCTTCACTAATTACTCATCGTATGCAGATGAGAGAAATGGTTTCAACATACGTAATACAGGCTTTGATACAAAAGCAGAGACCATGTGGAAGAGAGAACAAGAGGTAGCAAAGTGGATTTCTTCACCTCAATTTAAGTCTCTATTGGTGGCATAATGAAAGTTCAGGAATTACTCAAAGAGTATTATATATCCTTTGAATACAATAACTTACGAGCAGAAACTAAAGCACAGTATAAGTATTTTTTAGGTATAGTTTGCTCTACAAGTGTGGTTGATGGCATAGAGTTAGGCAGTTATAAACTGTCTAGCTTGACCACCAAACTTGCCAAGTTGTCTTACAACAAATGGTGTGAGAGAGGTGTGTCATTTGCTAATCATCTTATGTCTGTCATTAGGGTGTTGCTTAATTACGGAATCAACATGGAGCATTGTAATATGAATCCATTTAGTAATATAAAGAAACGTGTCGTTACACACAGAAAAGTTGTTTGGACTAAAGATGACGTTATCAGGTTTCTTGATACTGCTTACTCTGATTTTAAAACAAGGAACATTGGCTTGATTGCACAGATGGCATACGAATGGTGTCAACGTATTGGAGATATGAGAGTTCTTGAGTGGTCTAATCTTGATCTAGATGCTAAACGTATGCAGATACAACAGTCAAAGCGAAGAGCAGAAGTATTTTTACCTATATCGGATGAGTTACATGAAATGTTAGTACAACAACAGGATGATTATGGGTTTCAAAAGTATGTAGTTCCTCGCCCACGACCCTTCAGAGGCTCATACAAGCCTTATTCACTCACTAAACTACCAATCATAGCTAGGAAAGTTATGACCTCTGCAGGACTATCTAATGAGTTACGATTAAGTGACTTACGTAGAACAGGCACAGTTGAAATGGTTGATGCAGGTGTATCTATGGGTAATATTATGTCTGTCACAGGACATGCTAACCCACAATCTGTTAAACCTTACATGAAAAATACATTCACAAGTGCTAACTTGGCATTACAAGCACGTAGAAATTTGACAGATGAAAAAACCTGTGCTACAAGCATGTTAAATGCCGACAAGGAAGGATACTTATAATAACATGTATAATGTATACACTTATATTGAAGACTTAGACATACGTAATGGAGAAACAAAAAGACTGAACTGTCCTGCATGTAATTCATACAAGACGTTTACAGTTACCAACAACATGGGTTCTCTGTTATGGAATTGTTACAAAGCATCTTGTAATGTACGAGGGAGTTCACGTGTTCACATGACTGTTGAGGAGATACGTGACATCAAGCAAGTGTCCCAAGTTGGGACATCATTTGAAATGCCTGAGTATATCGTGCCACATGGCTACAGGAGAGAGGTTATGACTTTCTGTGAACTGTGGGACTTAGATGTGGATAAACTTGACTTGTTGTACGATGTCAAAGAAAGTAGAGTTGTCTTTCCTATCAAAGATAATGGCAGGATTGTTGATGCTACAGGTAGGTCAGTCTACCGAAAGTTACCTAAATGGAAAAGGTATGGTTCTTCGGACTTGCCATATGCATTTGGTTGTGGTAGTATCGCAATAGTAGTAGAGGATTGTGTCAGTGCAGGTGTTATTGGCAGTGATGTATATGTTGGGGTAGCTGTGTTGGGTACATCATTATCGGATTCACACAAACTGTTCCTTTCACAGTTCTCTACTGCAATAATCGCACTTGACCCTGATGCACTACCCAAGTCTTTTGCATTTGCTAAAGAGTTACGATCACATGTCAAGGATATTAAGATACTCAAGTTGCATGACGATTTGAAGTATAGGAGACAAGAAGACGTAGATAATTTAAAACTATTAACCCCAAAGGAGACACAGATATGGAATTAGCACTAGTAAGAAGTTTGATGGATAAATCATTCTATGATGCTCATCGTGGAGCAAAGTGTCCTGATAGATTATTCAGTAAGGATGCTAGGAAGGTTAAGCAGTCTATTGACAAAGCCATGAGCAGGTATGAAAGAACTGTTACACCTGATGAGATAGAGGCATTGTTTATGTCAAGCAATCCGACTCTCACAACTGCACAGAAACAAGCATACTCACATTTGTTTAGACAGATAAAGAGTGAGCAACCTATGGGAGAAGATGTTGCACAAGAAGTATTGTCAAAGTTATTTCAACAAGTCGTTGGCGAGGACATTGCTAACATAGGCTTTGATTACGTTAATGGCTCACACTCGTCACTAGAACCTATACGTAACATACTAGAGATATACGGAGATGATTTTACACCTAACCTTAACGTGGAGTGGGATGATATGGAGATTGATACACTATTAGCTAAGAATGATTTGGAAGCACGTTGGTCGTTTAACGTGCCTAGTTTAACAAGACAGGTAGAAGGCATCAATGCAGGACATCTCATAGAGATAGGTGCTAGACCTAATACAGGTAAGACTAGCTTTCACTCTAGTATTATAGCAGGTCCTGATGGCTTGGCACGACAAGGTGCAAGTTGCATCATCTTGTGTAATGAAGAGGGTAGTCACAGAGTTGGTGCTAGATATCTTACTGCATCAACAGGCATGACTATGCGAGAGATAAAGCAGAATCCAAGTAAAGCACGTGACTTGTATGCACCTGTCAAAGATAACATCAAGATTAAAGATGCCACAGGTCGTGATATGTCTTGGGTGGAGAGTGTATGTAAAACATATCAACCTGATATCGTTGTACTTGACATGGGAGATAAGTTCGCAAGGACAGGTGGCTTTGCACGTACAGATGAAGCACTCAAAGCCAATGCAGTTCATGCTCGTATGATTGCCAAAGAACATAAGTGTGCAGTCTTTTACATGTCGCAACTATCTGCAGATGCAGAAGGTAAGGTGTTGCTTAATCAGAGTATGATGGAAGGTAGTCGTACAGGTAAGGCAGCAGAAGCAGACTTGATGATATTGATTGCCAAGAATCCACCACGACAAGAAGAAACAGAAGAAGATTTACAAAGACATCTTAATGTGGTAAAGAATAAACTTACAGGATGGCATGGTGTTGTCCATTGTAATTTGAATTACAAGATAGGTAGATACGAGGTATGACACAATTTACTTTATTTAAAGAGTTACCACAGAAAGAGAACCCAATCGTTGATGGTGTTGTCTGTATTAAGTGTGGTATACGACAACCTATAACCCATTACTCTGTCATGAAAGCAGGTGAGATAAAGCGAACCTGTAGATCATGTAGGAAGGGACACAAGGAGATATTAAATAAGTTACGTAAAGAGAATGCCTATCCTGATAAAGATTATTCATGTGCTATATGTGATAGAACATTAGAAGAGTTAGGTAAACATGGTCAGACTAGATTACAGAATTGGGTGCTAGATCATTGCCACGATACCAACACATTTAGAGGTTGGGTATGTCACAAATGCAATACAGGTTTGGGTGGCTTCTCTGATAACTTGACAATCATAGAAAGAGCAGTTATATATTTAAAAAAACATAAGGAAAGAATAAATGAAACTAACACTTGACGTAGAAAATACAACAACAAAGAGAGATGGCAAACTACATCTTGACCCATTTGAACCTAACAATAGATTAGTTATGGTTGGTTGCTTGACAGATCAAGGTAAAGAATATCTGTTTAGAGACAAGTTTGATGGTGTGCAGGAGTTGCTTGACCAAGCTACTATACTTATAGGACATAACATAGCATATGACTTAATGTGGATATGGGAGTGTGGCTTCAAGTATGATGGTCCTGTCTTTGATACCATGCTTGGAGAATACATTTTGCAACGAGGCATCAAAGAACCTTTGCACTTGAAAGACTGTGCAATACGTTACGACCTAGATACTAAGAAAGAAGACACATTAAAAGATTACTTTGCTAAAGGTTACAATACAGATCAAATACCTGCAGAAGAGTTATCATACTATTTGTCTGCAGACTTACATGCAACTCAACAATTAGCAGATACTATATATAAGAAACTAAATACAGAAGAGTATGGCAGTTTACTTAATTCTGTTATG